CCCAGACATCCTCATCAAGCACCTTGAATCCTATCCACCATCCGACAGGTAACGTGCCCTCCGGGATTCCCATTGCTTTCATCTTCTCTTCGGTAAATACCACTGATTCGATAAGGACTGCGGCTCCGCCTCTTTCGTGCATCTCTCCGCCCTCACGGTACAGCTCTGCGAACTTGTAGGCAGCACTTTCAAGTTCCTCTGGTTCGATGATGTCCTCCTGGTAATCTTCTATCAGTTCCCCATCAGCGGTAATGGATACGTTCGCCCATCCAAACGCAAGCATCTTATCATCATCGGATTTTGCAATCTTGAACCGTCCTTTCTGAACTGCCGGTCTTTTCTTCTTTCCGGCTCCATCTTCCGTTGATTTCTTTATCAACTCTGAAAACTTCTGCATGATTCCTCGCCTCCTCTACTTTTTATTTTTATCAGGTGTGACCTCTATGTACTCAATAGCACACGCACATCTCGGATGCGCTGGTGGTGTAAGGTCGGTTGTAACTTTGGTTCCTATTCCCTTGAAAGAAAATTCCTCATCCATGCCAATTTCTACGCCCTCCAAAGAGCTGCACAAAGAACACACCATATCATCGCCTGATGTGCTCCACCTCTTTACGACCTCGCCTATAAGTTTCTGTTCCTGCGCTTGTCTCACGCTCTCATCAGCTCCCTTGTTATAAGCGTATGCCATTTCTGTTTGTGCAATATTGTCTGCCCTCTGCCGGTGCTGGCGTTCCGCATACTTTGTTGCGGCTGCCCTGGCTTTCTTCTGGATGCTTTCTGCTTTCATTCTCGGATGCTGTTCTCTCAAGGTCTTGACCATATTTTCATAGTATTTGATATTTGCTTTCGCCTGTGGCTTCGTCAGTCCAATGCATGGGCGAATCATCTTCGCCAGCTCATCAACCGAATGTCTTTCCCGGACTGTCTTTTCCAGGAATACCTTGATTGCCTCTTTCTGCGTATCGGTGCATTGCGTCACAAGCTCTGCTCCTCTTTCCTGTATCCATCCAATAACCTGCTTCGTCGAGAAAATGTAATCCGTATCTGCAAGAGCCTGGATTATCGGCTGACTGGTGGAACCGGCTACGATTGCATTTTGCCACATACCGTTGAGCTTTCCCTGTACCAGTAATGAGTAGTCCTGCATCCATTCATCTGCTGTCTTTTCGTCCAGTTCTCCATCAAGCACCGCCTGTCTTAATTCCTGGTATGTGATGGCATTGGATTGGTCTTTCCAGAATCCGCATAACAATTCAACCGGCTCTGTACTGGCTGATTTTAGGTAATCCTCCAACTTTTTCAGGATTTCCGCACCGTTACCGGCTCTGGCTTTTCTGAATCTCTTTCCAGGTCTTATCAGTATCGCCATGATTAGTACCTCCCTAGCCTCCGTTTAGCCGCTTCGGTTACATCGCCCGGTATTTCTCCATCGCCATCCTTTGGCGGTTTCCCTGCCGCTGTTACGCTTTCTGGCGGTTGGTTCTGCGTCTGCTGTTCCTCTCTTACCTCATCAGGTGTTCTTGTGTCTGTGGTTCTCTCCGGCAAATGTCCCACCTGTCTGATGTAATCCTCTAAGCCATCATCAGGAACCAGTACACCGATACCAGTCATATCCTTGATGAATGTTGATACCTTAGCAATGTCCGCATCCTCAATATCTCCATGTGTCATTTTAGGATAATCCGTGATGCCCTTGAAATGGTCTCCGTTAATATCAATCAATGCCGGGATTCCCTGGCTGTTGAATGTCTCGCAAATAATATCAAGGAATGCTCCACACGCCATTGAAAACAGCTCTGTTTTGTCGGAACTCAACGCCCAACTGCCGTTTTGCTCATGTCCCAAAAATATAAAATCCGCCAGTACCGTCATTGCAATACGGTTATCATAGCGGTTGATGATTGCATTTGTATCAAATTGTCGGCTGCCTCCGGTGCTCAACAGTTCCAGCTTATACCCATCTGGAAGAACAACGCCCTCCATTTCATCCCTGCGGATATTGCGTACCTGCGTCTGTAACCCATTCAGGATTGTTTGCGCCTGTTCATCGTCAGGATTCCATATATCCAAGTCTGCCGGTGCATACATTACCGGAAGCCCTGCAAGGTCACGTTCAATGCCTATGCCCTCAACCTCCTGTATTCTTCTCTTAAAATACCAGGAACGGTACGCATTACGCAAAATAGACCTGCCCTCCGGGTTGTCCTTTCGGCTCTTGGTTCGGAAAAGCAATGCCTTGTCAATCGGTATCGTATACAGGTTATATGACGGTGGCGGCATCTGCGTCATGCCTAACAGGTTATCCTCATCGTCATACTCCCACTGGTAAAGGGTTTCCTGCGCTCGTATCGGAAGTTTCTTCCATCCAATAAGCCCATCAGCGTATTTGCTTCGTGTTCTGCTGTCCTTTGTCCTCCCCATTCTTCGTTTGTACACAATTTCGTGATAGCTCCATCCGAATGTGAGGAATGACAGGATTTCTGATATGGTGTCAATCCAAGTGCTCTGCATATCATTCATGCAGCTTTCTACAAACTCTGCTGCATCAATATCCGCCTGGCTATCTCCTCCTGGCTCCACATTCCAATCGGTTTGTCGAACCAACATTTCGATAGCAAAAAGGATAGCGCCTACAACATCGTCGTTTTCAGACATTTCTCTGTAAGCCTCTATCCCTCGTTTGCCCCTAAGCTCATGCAGGAACTCTTCGTAAATAACTCCACCATATCGTCTTTGTCCTATTCGTCCAATTTCTTTGTTATCGGCCATCTTTACCACCTCACTTTCGCCAGTAACTTTCTTTGTTAAGTCCTCCATCTTCTGGAGGTGCGGAATATGTATTTCCGCTTTCAATCTCTATAAATGCCGAACTGCTTGCATCCACCATATCTTTGAATTTACTTTCTGGAAAACTCTCAAGCTGGTTGAAATACATCTCATTCCAGGGAGCTATCAGCACATCAACATTGCCTTTGTCCATTCCCTCAAGCCCTAACCACTGTGCTGAAAATGGTTCTG